CTGCACATGGGAATTCCCCATGTGCAGTGTTGTTGATTATTTGGCAGTTATTGCCCTATTAGACCTTTACGTCACACTGGGCAGCTTTGCCCTTTGTGACCTTTACGTCTTGTAGACGATTAACAAGTTTTATTCTAAGTATCGATCATGCTAAACTAGTGATCCCATTTTATATTGGAAACCTTAACGACGGTTATCTCAATCTGTAATTGAGACAGTCCGTGTCCTAGTTATGCTAGGGAAGCTTTGAAGGCTGCCACCTTCAAGGTAATAGCGCGTTGCCGTGTCCGCGCTTTATTATTAAATAGATTAGGTTGGTGCATCAGCACCGTTTGGCTCATTTTAAGCCTTTCATAAGTATCATGATTCATGAAGAGTAAACAATTCGAACGAGTTTTTGGACTTAAGAGGTAATAAGAGAGAGGAAAATGGAACGCCTCAAGTTATTTAGTTGTTAGATTTAACGTAACGACTGCGAGTAAATAGTAGCCCGAAAGTATACTTCTATTATACACACTTGACGCTATAGCAATATGCTAGTGTAAGACGTGTGTGTATGTAGATGTGGATATTAGTAGCAAGCACTTCCACTTTTAAGTGGACTCGACTCCTTATGGAACAACTTAACAGGGATGGTAACCCTGAACGACACCTCAGTTAACTCAATGTTTGAATAGATTGAACAGTAGTGAATTCAGACACTTTTTGAAGAAGGTAATTTACCTATTATTACCATAATGTTAATAGGCTCGGAGATCACAATTTGTCATCGTGATTTCCTAAATTTTGACTAACCATGGTATTCATTGCCGCAGAGGGAAACTGCTGTAAGGATTCCGCAGACCATTCGGTCACCATGGACTCCGGCCTAACCAGCCGCAAATGTGCTCAGCACTTAAGAAAGGACATGTTTCCTTTCATTTATGAAGAAGGATCTGAGAAAGATCTAAGACGCGCAGATTATATGCGAAGATACGATAATGAAGACGTGTCCCGTCGACGTCTTTATAAAAGAACGAAAACATGGAGGCATAAAGCCTATTGGAAAGCATCATATGATGCATTCCAAGAAAATCAGATGGACACAATATTTGAGAAATCGTTTGAACCTCATTTTGGATTGGAGTCGATAACATCGGCCACATTTGCCATAGAGGCTCTAGCGAAATTCGCGAATGTTGATGTCCCAGATAAAATATTGAGAGAAGTAGAAGGAGTTTTACTACTCTTTGTAAATTTAACTCAACAAACAACCGCGCTTGGTGTGCTAACGTCAGTTTTGACTTGGGCACAAGGTAGAATATCCAAATCATTATTTAAAACAGTAAAAGATTATATAGAAGAGTTATTTGTGTCACCACAATCCGACTCCACACCAGACTGGCTAGTCTGCCTAAGAAATGTGCGACAAAATTGGCAATTATGCAAGGGAAACAGGGCGTTTAAACAAATATCAAAACTCCTTGGCTGTCTTGTGTTATTAGGCCTTTGCGATGCGTCATCATTGACGTTTAATATTGGAAAATTCAAGGCATTCACTCCTGAATTGTGTGAGAAGCATACGACAGCTTTTGATGCCGCTGATGCCATATTTGAGACTGTTATATTTTTCACAGAGGGTGCTTATCTTTGTTTTAAAACTAGATCTTTGCGACCCCTTTTAGTGAATGATAGGACAGCTATGGAATTGGATACAGAATTTGCGCGTATTACTGCATGGTTTGATTTGGTTCGTAATGGTAACCTTAAGAAATTTGAAAAGGTTTCGGACCAGGAATTCGAGAGACGTCTGAATCACTTGTCTGCTTCGCTGATTAACTTGTCACATTCCCTCAAGGGACTGGATAAGAAATTGGTTATGGACAAGGTTCAGAAAGTTCTCAGTATGCAAAATGATTTCGTTGCAATGAAAGTTGCGTCGGGAATACGCCATTCACCATGGGCGATTGAACTCTTTGGTGAAAGTAGTCAAGGTAAAACAACTTTAGGAGATCAACTGATAGATGCAGTTTTGACGAGTCAGAATCTCCCTACTGACAAAGAGTATCGATGCGCTTACAATGCGGGTGATAAATTCATGTCCAATTGGACTTCTGATAAGCTTGTGATGATTTTTGATGACGTGTCAAATGACAAGTCTCATTTTGTGGAACGTCCACCAACACGAGCGATTATTGATGTTATCAACAATCAAATGTTCTATGCACCCAAAGCTGAATTAGAAGCAAAGGGTAAATGTTTCGTGGAACCATGGATTGCTGTAGCAACAACAAACAAGAAAGATTTAGATGCAGGACTTTATTCAAATTGTCCTTATTCAATACAACGTCGACTGACATGTATCACTGTCAAAGCTAAGTTGGAATTTCAGAAATTTGAGGATGGTATTCCTTGTGGAATCGACTCCTCAAAAGTTCGGAAATTTTATACAGTTGATGGCAAATATGTTCCGCCGATGTTTGATGATATTTGGACAGTAACTATTGAAAAAGCTGTTAAACCATATAATTTAGACATGGTTGCAGAATATACGCCAGTAGTGTGGCGCGATAAAGAGATGAAAAATGTGTCAATGGGTGAATGCATCCAATGGGCTATTGAAGATTTTAACGAACACCGTAAAAATCAGGAAGCTATGTTGGAGGGATTGAAGCTACGCGAGAATATAATGAAGAAGTGTAGTCATCCCGATTGCATACACTTAGAAGGCAACTGTCCCGATCATCCTGAACCCTATTGCGAACCGTGTGAACCTCATTTTGGAAAAGAAACTGTTGGTTCGCTGAAGAATTTGTGGTATGGTGTTAGTGATCCCACAATTGCTGTTGACAGATTTTATAACAGAATTGACAAGGAAGCCTCTGAATTTATATATAAAAGAGGTACAGAGTTTTTGGCATCTTGGGACTGGATTAAATTAGTCCCTAATGATTTACTCTGGATTGATAGTTCTTTTACGATATTCAGATGGTTATACAAAGACCGAATAACGAAGAACTATGATTGGGAATCGAGAAGATTAATAGCAACACTTTGCTTATCACTTCTTGCTTCATTTGTATTATTACCAATCCTACTCTCAGTTATTGTAGGATCTTGTGCTATTTATCAATACCTTTCTGTCAATCGATTTTTGTTGGAACGTGTTGAAGAAGACATATTCCAGGACTTGTGTAAGAAAAATTATGATGTTGCTCCACTTCTTCGCAAATATCGCGATAAGAACATCAAATATATTTGTGGTGCATCTATTGCTATCGCAACTGTTTATGCGCTAGCACGTGCATCCCGTGCCTATAGATTTGGGAAACAAGAACCACATGGTTCCTTAGAGCCCAAAACAGTGGAGGAAGTTGAAAAACGAGACTCTGAGACCAACGTGTGGACGAGCATCGTGAAGCGAGATCTACCTATTTCTGATCTCTCTAAGCGTATGTCTGCAGATCAATTGGATAACGTTGTCAAAAAGGCTCTCGTTTATGGTTCGATTCATATTGATAGTGATAATGGAAGAGTCAATGGTTTGATGTTATCATCAAATGTTATACTCATCCCCAATCATTATTTTACTGAATATGGAGACGAATTGAAATGTACTTTTAGAAAGAAGAATCCTGATGCCAGTGGTGGGAAATTTGTGGCTCGACTGCATGTTAGATATTCCCATAGAATACCCGGATCGGATTTGAGAGTTTGCTATATCCCAAATGGGGGTTCCTTTAAGAACTTAGTAAACTATTTTCCTACTGGAGATATGCCAAGTGTACCGTTTAGAATGCACTGGCGTACGAAAGAAGGAGATTTGTTGTTGGCAAAAGGCCGCACACGCCCTGGTATAGTGGAAACCGTACATACCTTCTTAGGAGGTAAATATGAGAATTTCACAATGGATACCTTTGGGGGTTTGTGTGGAGGTACATTAGTATCTGAAACGAATGGCAGTGTAATAATAGGTGTTCATTTGGGTGGTACCGCCGGAACGACTGAAGGCGTATACGGAAGTATTACCCAACAACAACTATTTACTGCATTTGAAGACCTTAGGTCAATGGAGGGAGTTATTCTATCTGGTGAAGCTGGAAAATTTGAGACGGTTGTGCTTGGCGTGCAAGTGTTAAAGACAGACGAGCTTCATAAGAAGAGCGCTTTGAATTATTTACCAGAGCACTCCCAAATTGAGTATTTTGGTTCATGCCCAGGACGGGCAATTGTGAAGAGCGATGTGAAGGTTACACCTATCAGCGAACATATCGTTGATGTTTGTGGTGTCCCTAACATTTATCAAGGACCGAAATTGAACCCAGAATGGTACGGTTGGCAAGCTTGCTTGTCTAATTTAGCTGTACCAGCACATCCATACTCTCATAGTCTCTTGGAAATTGCTATTCGTGACTATAAAGAACCTCTAATAGAGATATTTAAGAATGATCTCTGGAGGAAGAGTCGTCCCCTAACAACACATGAAAATTTATGTGGAATACCGGGGAAGAAATTTATGGATGCCATAAAACTCAACACCTCAGTAGGGTTTCCGTTGTCTGGACCAAAAAGAGACTATATAAAGGAACTTGAACCTACTGAAGAGTGGCCAAACAACCGTGAACTTGAAAGTGTTCTTCTCGATGAAATTAATCGTATAGAAGAATGCTATCGTCGCGGAGAAAGAGGATATCCTATTGCTAAAGCGTGCAAGAAGGATGAAATCCTTACAAAGGAGAAATGCAGAATATTTTATGGAAATGCATTATCTCTGACATTTCTTATTAGAAAATATTATTTACCATTGTTGCGAGTTTTGCAAATGAACCCTCTAGTTTCAGAGTGTGCGGTCGGAATTAATTCGCACGGACCTGAATGGCAGGAATTTCATGAATATGCAACGAAATTTGGTGAAGATAGATTGTTTGGAGGAGATTATGGGAAATATGACCAGAAACTACCTTCTCAACTGATTTTCGCATCATTAAGAATATTAATTGATTTTGCGAGAATATGTGATTATGCTGAAGAAGACATTAAGATTATGGAAGCAATGACGGGCGATATTGTATTCGCCTATATCGCTTTCAACGGTGATCTCATTGGTCTTACTGAAGGGACTCATATTAGTGGCAATTCACTCACAGTGATTATCAATGGAATTTGTGGTTCTTTGAACCTTCGTTGTTTCTTTTACTCGCAGTATCCCACTGCGGATTTTGAAACCCGATTCAAGTTCCGAGATAATGTCGCTATAATGACATATGGAGATGATAACATTGGATCTGTAAGGACTGGTATCGACAAGTTCACCATTAAGGAATGTTCACGTTTTCTTGATGGTTATGGACAAGTTTATACCATGCCCGATAAAGAGTCAGAACTACTAGATTTTCTTCCGCCGCAGGAATTTGAATTTTTGAAAAGAAGTAGTGTTTGGCATCCAAAGTTGGGGAGACATGTTGGAGCGCTTCTTGATAAGTCGATATACAAATCTTTACATTGCTTCATGCGTGGAAAGAATTGTATTGACACTGAAGAAGGAGCGTGTGCACTGAATATAGACAGTGCACTTAGAGAATGGTTCAATCATGGAGAAGACAAATACGAGAAACAACGAATTCTAATGAAGGAAGTTGCTAATCGTGCTGGGATTTCTCACATGTGTACAGGACTAAACTCAAGCTATAATGATCGCGTTACAGAATGGAACGCAAAATATGTCACTTCGGGGACGTAAAATCCGGCCCAGTTTTAAATCTGATGGTAAGCAAAATTAGTTTGTGTGTATGGATACCGTATATTGATAATTTTATATGTTTGTATATTAGTGTATAGGCTTTACATGATCAATGGTCCCTTCCGGGGAGTCGAGAGACGGGTTCACCATGCCCAATTTAAACATTTTGTGCTAGTGTCATGGTCGTGATACTAGTATGTACATAAATAACAGACCGGAAACTGTAGATTTGTAATAGATATAGTTCGAGGCTCCAATAATGAAGTTGTCACAGGAGCCGGGGTGGATGCCCATGACAGCATTTGTCCAGTTCGTAGAGACTCGTGTTCTGTGAACACTGCAGACTCAATAGTTAGAACTAGACATTTTAGAAGTCGGAATGAACCACTAACCGACGACCTGATAGGGCAAGTATTCGACGCTCAATCGGGTTTAGAAGTGGGAAATGCGGACAGTGAACTGTCCAGTCAAAATGTCTCATTTAAGGATGAGACACCAAGTCACAAAATGGAAATTCCAACTGTTACAGACTCTGTGCGGAGTGCACGAGATGCGACAGATGCGAGTTTCAGCGAGTTCTTTTCTCGACCTATCAAGATAGGAGAATATAATTGGTCTACTTCGACCACTTTGATCTCCAATTTTGATCCTTGGGAGTTATATTTATCTAATCCTAGGGTCGAAAACAGAATGTCCAACTTTTATCTCTCAAGAGGGAAACTACACCTTAAATTTGTTGTTAATGGTAATGGTTTCCATTATGGTAGAGCGATGGCATGTTACCTTCCCCTACATTATTATGATGGTGCAACATCAACTAGCACTCTCTTAGAGGGACCCAATGTGCAATTATCTCAGTGTCCAAAGATATTTCTCAATCCAACAAACAATGGAGGAGGAGAAATGTGTTTGCCGTTTTTCTGGTATCGTGACAATTACCGATTAACGGATGATGACCCGCACAGAATGGGAGAAATTTGTATTCGTGATCTCACTGGTCTGAAACATGCAAACGGAGCGTCTGATGTTTGTAACATCACTATTTTTGCATGGATGGAAGACGTTACACTCACTGGTTTGACATCGACAAATTTCAACGCTTTAACACCTCAGTCAGGAACTGAGGTTGACGAGGCTAATATGAAAGGAGTTATTTCAGGACCTGCTACATCAGTAGCGAGTGTTGCGAATACATTAAAAGATGTACCTGTCATAGGGCCATATGCCAAAGCAACATCAAAAGTTGCTAGCGGTGTGGCCTCAGGTGCTAAAATACTTGGGTTTTCGCGTCCTAACATTACGAAGGACCCCGAACCCTACAAACCCCGACCAACGTCCAATTTTGCTACAACTACTGTGCCAGATGGTGCAATTAAGTTGACAGTGGATGATAAACAAGAATTATCCATTGACCCAGGGATATCAGGCATTGGTAGAGAAGATCCGCTAACTATAAGATCTATATCTACTAGGGAATCCTGGTTGACCAATTTTGCTTGGGCTGAATCGTCGGGTTCAGAAACACTGCTGTGGAATGCGAGAGTTACACCTGCTATGTATCATGAGAGCGTTGCGGGCACTAAATATATGCCCGCTTTGTGTGCTGCATCGCAACCCTTTCAGTATTGGACTGGTTCTATCAAGTATCGTTTTCAGATTGTTTGTTCCGCTTATCACAAGGGACGTCTTAAAGTCGTTTTTGATCCTGTGGTTTTGGGATTGACACCAGAGTACAATGTTAATTATGTTAAAATTATTGACATTGCTGAGTGTACAGATTTCACTATCACAGTACCCATGACTCAAGATACAACATTCTTAGAGAATTACTTTGTAGGTACTACAAGTACTACTGAAACTTACTCCACAACACGATACACTTCACGTGATATTGGTATGCACAATGGAGTTATTGGGGTTTATGTAGTCAATGCTTTGACTACACCCAATTCCACTGTTAATAACGATATTAAGGTGAATGTATTTGTTTCTTCTGGAGATGATTTTGAAGTATCTACACCGCGTGATGCCTTTTCGTCATTAGTTTTTAAACCTCAGAGCGGTTTGGAACCGCAATCTGGTACAGAAACTGATGGTATTAAAGCGGATGGTTTAGATGAACCTGAGAATCAACAGGAAGAAAGTGTTATGGGTAATGGGAGTATGGATATGACTGCACTGGGTGATGTGTATTTCGGTGAACGAGTACACTCATTTAGACCTCTACTTAAGAGATTTGCATTGCATGAGACAGTGTCATATATTTCGAGTTCTACTAGTCGTATATATGGCATTCGCTCATTTTTCCCATATTATAGAGGAAACATTGCTAATGCAGTCCATACTACATCCACAGCGGGGGCGTATAACTATGTAAATACTTTATTGTTACACTATGTTACTATGATGTTTCAGGGCATGCGAGGTTCGGTACGATACAAAGTTACACCGTATTGCACCAAGATGCATGAATCGGCAACGATACATGTTGAGCGCGACATGGCACCTCGAACTGGCACAGTTTTTAAATCGAGTGCCTTGACTGTCGAAACATTTGCGACAATTGATGAAGCGTCTGAATCCACTGTGTATAGGACATCTAAAGATTCATTTCCACGGTTCAAGTCTCCTCCACCATTTATTAATGGAGGAACTCTTGCTATTGGATCTTTGAATCCCACAGCTGAATTCGAAGTCCCATTCTACTCTATGGACAGGTTCATACCTGGAAAAGTGTTGGATTGGACTGGAGCCATTAGAGGCGGCACTTCACCACATTCAGTGTCTAGGTTTCTAACATCTTCGCGAGAAGGTGCTGATGCCCAAAGTACACTGAACATTTATGCAGCAGCAGGGGAGGACTTTCAAGTCTACTTTTTCACGGGAATGCCCCCCGTGTACTATGAAGCTGCACCCCCAACAGCATCTCCAACTTAGGAGATGCGATTTAGCTTTACAATTTGTGCTTTAAACAAATTGCTTAATAAAATAAGAGTCTGTGGCCGACTCTGGCGCTGAAAAGCGACCGGGCTAATCGCCGAATAATATTTGTAAAACCTTAACCAGGTTGCACTGTCATTCGGCATTAGCCGTTGACCGTGTCTCGTTTTGTACGGGTCCTGGTAAGGGAGTCACAAGTTTTAGTAGCGGTAGCCCCGAGAGTGTAGTGATACACTCCTGATCGCACGACCTTGAAGTTTGGATAGGGTCGTGCGTACCTGAGGGCCGACTATCC